CTCACCAGCAAAGTTCACTGGACGACCACGGTAAAACATTTCTATGTTGGTGATATCAGATGATGGTAACTGAGCAGCCTTACATAAAAACTGTCCTTGTTGTCCAGCAATAATACCTGTTGTTACATATGATGGGTATGTAATATCAACCCTAAACTGATTAGTACGTGCACCACCAGATGATAGTTGTGCCTTAAAATTCGATATGCTAGCAATTTTGGGTGCCTCTCTTATTTAGATTAAATGATGTCTTGAACTATGTTGTTTCAAAACGCTTGTTGTTAATTCTCTATGACACAATATACAAGAACATTTGGGTTGATAATTTCCAACTGCATTACTTGGTTTTCCTAATTTAGATAAACTCTTTTTTCGTTTAGTTTCTTCGGATTCTTTCACTCCAAGTTTATACGTATTTCCCCAATGAGCCTTCTTTTCATTTACCTCATCTGAATGGACCCTACCTGTATTAGATAATCCCATACGTTTGGCGTGTGCTAACAATTTATCTGATGGCACTCTGTTCGTTCTTCCCTTCTGAGCGTCTTCAGGTGAAATAGAAATGTTATCAGTTTTATTTATAAAATCATTTCTGTTTGTCGCATTCATTCTTTTAAGGACTCTAGTTTCCCAAAGTCTAGCCTTTTTGACATCTGTAAAAGTTTGTCGTATTTCAAATACAAATGAATTTACTCCATATTCTTCGATGAGTTGTTTTACATATTTAGAACTAGTCTTATAGTCATCCCAAAACTCCGTTGGATGACACCCTTTAGCATACCTACACCCATAATAAAATGTATTGGTGGGGACGTGTTTCAATAGGTATGTATAGGGTGTCATACTAATAATTATGATTAAGCACCAAGTTCACTGAATGCTATACCAGTTCTGGCGGCGATGAAGTTCAAATTTATATAATTGATTGAACGTGCAGGTTTGATATAGATATCTGCAACAAATTCGTTACGATCAATAACTTCACCAGTGTTGTTGGTATCATCACATACCACTTGGAAATCAGTAATACCACGACGACCTTCAATATCACGGAGGTATGGTTCTACCATGCTCTTGAACTGCGCACGGGTGAATCCATCATTGAATTCAAATAGTTGGTATTTTGCAGCGATGGCAATTGCCTTCTCAAGCACGATGAACAAACGACGCACATTGATACGATCAAACGCACTTGGTTTTGACAACATAGTTTTATCACCATACAATACAGTGCCATTACCAGGGAATGAAACAACTGGATTAACACCTGCTTGGTATAATGTATCACGATCTGTCTTGTTTGGGTTGAATGCCAACTTGATACAATTCTTGATCTGACCACGATTCAATCCACCTGGTGACCACCAAGGATCGTTTGTGTTATCAGTTCTGGCACATAGACCTGCGATATCACCATTCAATGGGATCCAACGATAGACATCATTGTAACGGTCATACTGATATTTGTAACCAGAATCAATTACAGCATATGATGTGCTTGGAAGTAAATTACGATAAGCAATAATTCTATCAGTTGCATCAGAACCAAGTTGATTGATGAAGTTACCACTGGAAATATCTTGTGGAGACACAAATGCAACGCAATCTAATCGGAATTCAGCAACCTGGCCGATAACATCGATAGCAACTGTCGTAGATGCTTTACCCAACATGACCAAACTAATATCAAGAGTTTCGCTATTGGCAAACAAACGATACCCATCAATAAAATTTCCATCAGCGGCAGCAAAGTCATCAACACCACCCGTTAGAGTAGCTGTGGTTTCTCCACCTGCCAAATCTGCATATACAGTATTGGCAGCAGCAGTGCCCCAATTTGTACCGGAGATTGGATGATCTGTCCACCAAACATACTTGGAACTATTATTGATAACAGTCTTGTAGTAACTATTGGAACCATCTGACTTCTTAGCATCAGATGCCTTTGATAGGAATGAATATGTTTCCAATACTACTTCTGTAGATCCTGTAATCTGAACAATAACCGCATGAAGTTCATCATCAGATCCAGATGCCATTTCTACATAATCAGATGTGCCTGGTGCTGTTGGAAAACTTGTGTTATATGCCCAAGTTGGGAAGGTAGCACTATCTGCAATGGAGATCTTAATGGAGTTACCAAAAGTACCAGGATACTTTGCAGCAAATGATCCAATAACACCTTGACCAGATTCCCAATTATTTTCGTAGTCATCGGCATTCTTAATTTTCACGCCACCAACAGTGATAGATGATGTGGCAGTTGCACGTAGACCTGCCCACTTCAATTTTGCTGTTCCGTTTACAACTGATGGTCTAGCAGTACCAGTCGAACCAGTGCCAACTCCTGTTGCAGTGAATATGACACCGACTGTATTGGCAGATGCACCAATTGTGGTAAAGTCTGTATCACCAACAACCAAAATTGTGTATTGTGTAGTAGGAATAAAATCCCCTGTTAGAACGATAACACTTGCGTGGGTAGGTGCTGTTGACGCATCAGTGGTACCGGCAGTGGTGACTGTGTAAAGATTTGTCAAGTGAGCAATTTGCTGACCAAGAGTAACGGCAGTAGAAGCAGTCCAAGATGTACCGATTGTGATTGCCGGTGCAGCAGTGTAACCAGAACCAGCAGTACCGATAACGAATCCAGTGACAGCATTATCAGTTACAGCAGTTGTAATAGCAGCTTGAATGCCACCGGTAATATTAGGAGCACCGACAGTGACCAGTGGGTTAGAAGTATAACCACTACCACCTGTACCAAGGGTCATTGAAGTTACTGTACCAGATTGAGTGGTAACAGCATTTCGTGCCAAGTTAGAATCAACACGGACGCACTTTAGGTTGTTTGTGTATGCCAGAAAGTTTGCAGCAGTGAAAAATGATTGCGCCGTTTCATCATTTGGTTTACCAAACAACTGAACTAGAACATTTTCCGAGGAAACTGTGACTGGATATGAAACTGGACCCCATTGAAATTCACCGGCAAACGCACCAATAGAGGTGGCAACCGCAGGAACGATGGAGGTAAAATCTTTTTCAACTACGGTGACGCCTGGTGATAGTGCGAACGGCATAATATTTCTCCTTATTACATTAATATTGTAAGTTACTTATAGCACATGTTTATACTAAAATACTGCTGGTAGAGCATGTATACTATTATTTATAAAAATTAAAAGTTGAGGTTTACAGGTTCCTCATCGATACCATCATTGAACCACCCAATAGGTGTCAATTCATCCTCAATTTGTTGCATTTGTTGCTTATAAAGCATTTCACGTATATTTATATTGTTGAGATCTTTGAAGTAGGGATTAGTTGTCAACCACGAAAACAGCACTAATGTCATCACTAAATCATCGTTATACCCATCATCTGCCATGTATGTACCCTTGCGCTCGATGAAGGTGGATATCTCAGATATTATCTCTGGGTCTGATAGTAGTATCTTGTTACCTTCCAACAGTGATTTGAATGTCTGGCAACCTATCCGTTTTACTTTCTTATCTGTAATCACACCCAGTTGAGTCCTACCTGCACCAAATCCTGCAGATGCTGTCTGTCCCTTGGTGGATCTCTGAACATACAGAATATTCTCATATTCCAACTCATCGTGGAGAATATGTACCACTTGTTCAGATGAGTTTATTTCCACCAAAACATCCGCATTATTGTACTCTTTTGCCACTTTATATATCACATTTGGGTATAAAAGTGGACTAATTTTGTTGTTCCTATACTTACCCACAACTATATACGGAAACGATGTGATATCAACAATAATAAAGGCAGAATAATCTCCACCCACACCCTTTGCTGTATCTGCCACGATTACATAGTTGTTACCCTTGACTGGAGTTGCTGCTATATCCAACCCGTCCTTCATATATAGAAAGTCCTTGGGCACCAACTTACCATAGATATCTGCAGAGATAAGTGTCAGCGATGAACCAAGGAAGGTTGTCAAAACCTCCTGTGCAAACTTGGTCTCACCCAGCATGTCCTTCTGCTTCCTTGCCCACTCGTCATCTCTATTTGGATGCTCCGAGTAGTGAACAAGAACCGGAGTAAATCCATTAGTACCTGCCTCTGCACCCTGCCAGAAATGCCAGAAGTGGTTATATCCAAGTGGTGTTGAGGTCAGGATAATCTTGGAGGTCTTGCCGGAGGAGATAGTTGGATAGGTGGAAGTGAAGAATTCCTCGGCAACTGTATTGGGAATAATTGCAACCTCATCAATGTATAATAGCGAAACACTGCGACCCCGAATACCAGAGGTCGAGGTTGCTGCCGTAAATACTATGGAACCATTCTCGAGTTTTATATCACCCTTGTTATATGTTGAAACTCCTTGTTGTAACCAAGCAGGCAAACACTCAAACATCTGCTGATACCTGGATAGAATTTCCC